GATGTTCGTCGCCTTGAAGACCTACAGGATATTGATGACCCGTCAGCTCAGACCGTTCGTGTGCCTTTGGCTAACGTGAACGTTGCTGCGGCTAACTTGAAAGAAGAGACAGAGCGTGTGCAGATGGCATCCGCTCTTATCCAGGTTGGTTTTGACCCTGCGGAAACTTTGGCGGCTTTGAACCTGCCTGAGATTGCTCACACCGGTCTGCCTTCGGTTCAGTTGCAACCGACAGCGCAGATTGACCCTAACGACCCCAACTCGGAGTACCCCGTCGAATAATGCCTATCTATAACAATTCAGTGACCCTGGGCACAGCTGCGCAACTGGTTGTACCACCAAGAACTATGGGCCAAGAAGTGCATTTGCACAACATGACAAAAAGCTCCAACGAGTACATTCACGTTGGTGGCCCAGGTATTACCGTGAACAACAGTGTTCACATGGACCCAGGTGAGAGCATGGTGATTACTTTGGGACCAGGCGACGATTTGTATGCGCTCTCAGACCCATCTGGTTTAGAGTTGGGAATTTTGGCGGTGATTCAGGACTAATGCCTTATTACATAACTGATTCAGCAGAGGGTTGCCCTGGGTGGGCGACTATCAAGGAGGATGGCGAAGTAATGGGATGCCATGACACCAAACAAGACGCTATCGACCAAGCATTGGCTATTGCTCAAGCAGAGGAGTCAGAGTTCTTGGGAGAACGAGCCATGCCAGGCACTCTGAGCGCTGGAGATTTCATTAGCTGGAAAGAAGCTGGCGAAACTTATCAGGGACGTATCCGCGAGGTTGTTACAGCAGGCACCATTGACGTTCCAGGTTCCGGTGTTCAAATTGAGGGGACCTATTTTGACCCAGCCGCATTGGTGCAAATGTGGGAAGAAGTTGATGGGCAGTGGACTGAAAGTTCAACGTTCCTTGGTTTGAAGTTTTCACAGATGACTAAGGTTGGCGCGTTAGCTGACGATGATATGCCCGAGTTCACATTTGAGGATGAGCAAACACCGCAAGAAGAAGAGCCATCGACGGACGCCGAGAACAGGCAAGTCAACCTGGCAGCACCAGCGTTTATGCGCGCCGCTGCACGTCAAGGTTTGAAATATCACGAAGAGGGTTACTCGGGTGATGGTTTACAGCCCGCTACTGTTCGTGAGGCTCGCGCCATGGCTTCCGGTAACGTTACGGCTGACAAGTGGGTTCGTTTGGCTGCGTGGATTGCACGTCACCTTGGCGACCTTGACGCGCCTGCCGCAAAACCGGGTAACGAGGATTACCCATCCGCTGGTGTGGTCGCACACTTGTTGTGGGGCTCGGGACCGTCTAAGCGTGCCGCGCAACGAGCACTTGCGTATGCTGAGAGAATTGTCGCTAGACTAGAAGAAGAGAACAGAACGCTCGTTAGCGTGGAGGCAAAAGATATGGCAAAGATTGAAACACGAGTAAACACCACTCAGTTCGAGGTTCGTGAAGCCGAGGGTGGTGGCGGCATGACGTTCACTGGTTACGCCGCAGTGTTCGACAGCCCCAGCCAGCCCTTACCGTTCACCGAGCGTATCAAGCCTGGTGCTTTCCGTCGCTCACTGAACGCTCGTAACGACATCAAGATGCTTTGGAATCACGACACTGGTCAGATTCTCGGTTCTACTCGCGCAGGAACTATGCGCTTGGAAGAGGATTCGGTTGGTTTGCGTGTTACCGCTGACCTGCCCGACACTCAGGCCGGACGCGACGCGGCCTACCTTTTGAAGCGTGGAGACGTATCCAGCATGAGCTTCGGATTCTCTGTGCCTAAGGGTGGCGATGAGTGGGTGTCTGAGAATGAGCGTGTTCTGAACTCGGTTCGGTTGCATGAAGTTTCTATCGTTGCTTTCCCCGCCTATGAGGGAACCACCGGCAAGACCATGGTGCGCGGCCTTGACCGTGTAAGTGAACGCGCCGGTGTGGACGCTGACGCGCTTGCCGACGCCATGCTTAAGATTGAATCTGGTATCAACTTGACCGCTGATGAGGCAGAAATGTTCTCTAAGGTTGTTGACACTCTTGCACCTGAACCAGAGCCCGTGGAAGAAACCAAGGATGATACTCTTAGTGCTGAAATGCTTGAGCTGAAAAAGAAGAAGCTTGAGCAACTGTTGAAAGGTATTTAATTATGGCTTCTAAAGCTGAGATTAAGAAAATTATTCTTGAAGTCGCTGGAAACCCAGAATCTGGTCCTGTACGTCAGTTCGCTGACGCTTGGGCTGACGCGATTGTTGCGCTCGATTCTCCCACCTCCGCGCCGACTGTTGTGCGTGAGGACGAGGAACCGGTCAAAGAAACTCGCGTGATTCGTCCCTCCGAGAAGAGGTAGCGGGTTTCCCCTCCCAGTTTTCCCCTTTCCCTGGGAGGGTCTTTTCTTTATTGTGCAGTGATTCGGTAGAATTAAAGTAACGGTTGAGTGTCAGCACCGCCGTATTTAAGTCTGCGTCAGCGCGACTGATAATGATAATCACTAATAAGGAGAATAAATTGTCTGAATCTTTGATGAAGACTCAGCAAGAACTCCGCGCAAACCTTGTCGGTCAGATTCAGGAAACCCTGGATGTTGCTGAGGAGCGCGGCGGTCTTGACGCTGAGGCTAAAGGAAAGATTGACGCTCTTGAGGCTGAAATTCGCAGCGCTGACGAAATCATCGCGGCTGCTCAGCGTCAGGAAGAGCGCAAAATGGAGGCTGCTGAGGCTTCTCGCGGGTACGTTCCTTCTCAGGAAGAGCGTAGCGACAGCGACATCCTTCGCGCCATTGCTCACGGTGAGATGCGTTCTCACAGCTTCGAGCAGCGCACCCTCGTAAGCTCAACCAACACGGTTCCCAAGTCGTTCTACGACCAGGTGTTCCAGGTTGCGCGTCTCGTTGGTCCGATGCTTGACGCTCCCGAAATCATCAACACGACTTCGGGTGAGGACATCACCATCCCGACCCTGACCGCTTACAGCACCGCTTCGCTGCGGACTGAAGGTTCTGCAATCGCCGAAAGCGACCCGACCTTCTCCAGCATCACGCTCGGTGCTTACAAGTACGCCTTCCTCGTGCCTATCAGCAACGAGCTTCTCGCAGACGCTGGCTTCGACATCGCCGGTGTTATCGCTGAGGCTGCTGGTAACGCGATTGGTTACACGGTCAACGACGTGCTCACCACTGGTGACGGAAGCAGCAAGCCTAAGGGTATTGTTACCGCCGCCGGTTCGGGTGTCACTGGTGGAACCGCCGTTTCTGGTGCGTTCACCGCTGACAACCTCATCGACCTGGCTTACAGCCTTGACGGTGCTGCTCGTCGCCTGCCTGGTGTTGCTTACATGGCTAACACCGCTTCGCTCGGCGCAATGCGCAAGCTGAAGGACAACGCTGGACAGTACCTGTACCAGGTCGGCGTTGGACAGCCTGACACCTTCGCTGGATTCCCCATTTTGGAGAACCCCGCAATGGCATCTCAGGCCACCGAAGCTAAGAGCGTCATCTTTGGACACATCCCGTCGTTCAAGGTGCGTATGGCTGGCGGCCTCCAGGTTGCTACCTCTACCGACTACGCCTTCAACCAGGACCTGACCTACTACCGGTTCCTGATGCGCGTAGACGGAGACCTGACTCACGCAGGTCACGTCAAGTACTTCGCAGGAGCTGCTTCCTAGTACTAGACGCAAAGCTGAAGGGCCGGAGTTGTGGGTTGCTCCGGCCCTTCTCTTTTGTATAGTATGAAGTCATGTCTAAAAAGGGAAACCCAGCCATAAAGGAACAGTTCACTGGCGCGTTTAGCGTCTTCTCTAACTCGTATGATGCGCCTACGGGTTATGGTCAACAGGTTAAGTACATGATTGACCGTCTCGTCCGTCACGGCCTTGATGTGGCTAATATCTCCAACTTTGGTCTTGAGGGTCAACGTTCGGTTATTGAGACCCCGTATGGTCCGGCTCAACATTTTCCGCGTAGCTTTAACGGTTACTCGCAGGACACCGCACCTCTTGACCACATGATGTTTACGAACTCGGTTAAGCACGCCAAGGACGTGTTCTTTA